CCCAGGAATCGGTGAAGTCGTCCACGGTCGTGTAGCCGGTGCGCCGCATATACTCGCGGTGCTTTTTGCGCGTGCTGATGTCAGTGCCGTCAGTTGCCTGGAGCCCGTCGTAGTGGCGGTCGCCCCACAGGCTGCCCAAGTGATTACGCGCGCCTCTTCTCAATTTGCGCTCGTAATCGCTAGTCATTTCGACCATTTCCCCAAGTTTGGGGTCGTATCTATAGCGTTTGCGGGTCATTGTTGTTACAATCTCAACAGAAGGTTTATATGCCGTATTTTTCCAAGTTGACAAAAGCTCAAGAACAAATGTTTTGGCACAAGCAACGCAATTGTGTAGGGCTAGCAATTACTGCTCGAGATCGTCGGGCTGTGATAGAAGGGAAGAAAGTGTCGGTACAGCAGCGATTGCCGGTAAAGCAACGCCCCCCGTCTTCTTGACGTAATCGATTACACCTTCTAAGCCAACCTCCGATAGCATTTCGCGCAACTTTATTAAGTCTTCGCGGATAGGCATATTTTTTTCAGTCGCAAGCGCGCGATCAATTTCGTTCATAGGTTTCATTGTTTTGCGGAAGCGCCCCGCATCAATACGCTTTGCTGCGTCTTTCACTGCGTAATCAGGGTTGTTAACAAGTCGCTCAAGAACGGCTCGCGTTGTCTCGCCAGTGCCTTGCTGCGAGGTCCAAGGAATTACTTCAAGACCCGTCTCCGCGCGCCCAACTACTGTTTCGCCTGGTAAATTTTTGCTCGCCGTTTTGACGCGTTTTTGAATAACAGTGCCTGGAGTTGGGGGCCCAACTTCTGGAGGAAACTGAACAACGTGCAAACCATCCCCGACTTGGATTACATCAAGCCCTTGATCTTCAAAGGCCCTACGAGCAGTTTCTAGATCGTCAGCGTTGCTTGCAGTGTAACGGGCTCCAGTTTTCTCAAATCCTTTCATGCTGCTACTGACAGGCGTAAATTTGTTGAAACCAGTTGCCTCTTGGCCTGTCGTCAATCCTCGTAACGCCGCCGCATAGCGAATTGCGCGTGTGTCTTCTGGCACCATTTCTGCGCCGCCACGTCTTGGTTTGCCAGACGCCGTCGTGCCCAAGTCTGACGGGCGCAAACTGACTAACGGTCGAGCGGTAAAGCCTGGATTAGTCTCAAGTTCGCCAGCCGAATTAATGTATGTTCCGCGCGTCGGCAACGCTTCTCGCTGATACATTTGGAACGAGTCATAGATTGGGTCGCGCATGGCGCCTGTAGGCGTGCGCAAATACGCTTCACCCATCGCGTCGGTGTACGCGGTTCGCGTCGCTTCGTCAGCGCGGTTGAGTCCAGCCAAGTGGCCGGTGTTTTCACCCGTTACAAATTCAAACGTGTCGTTTGCCATATAACGCGGCACCGCTGAATCGATGCCATACCTTGCACGTTCAATTAGCTCTTCTTCGCTTTGCGCTTTTGGCGGTCGCTTGCCAGCACGCAACGCTTTTGCTACTGCTTTGTCGTAATCGTTTTTGTATTTCGCAAGTCGCTGCCCGCCCCACGTCGCAGCCTGCGCCGACCGCGGCGTAAATTGATACCCTTCTGGCAACACGTCACGACCAACCAATTTACGTTGCGCAGCTTCGGCAAGGACAAGATTTTCACCTGTCAAAAAACCGTGTTCTTGCGGGGTAAACCCGCGGGAAAAATCGTCGCCATACCCCATAACTCGGCCGTGCCAAATGTCATTTGCGGTTTTGTATAACGACTCAGACGGAATCGTGGGGTCTTTGGCGTCCGCATACGGACCAGTTTTTTTGCCAAGACGCACGACGCTTGGATCGATGTTGTACCCGCCGCCCGCGTCGTCGGTATACGCGCGCGCAACATTTCGCGACTGAGCGCCTGTACGCGGCACAGCATCTTCGCCGCGCAGCACTTTGGCATTATGTTGGCGCAATAGCGCGCCTATTTCGACCTCGGGGGTTGCTTGCGGGCTATACGCCGCGCCCCCTCGAGCAAACATTGACGACATTGCAGGATCACCGCCCCCTACTTCAATTGCGGCATCGCGGGCGCGGTCATACCAGTTTGCATTAAACGCGCCCTCTTCCACTTTGCGCAACGCGTTGGCACGATTGCGTGCTAGCTTCTGCGGACTGTCAACGTCTGCTGGCGCTCCAACATACTTCCCCTCTGACGTGCGTTTCAAATGCTCGCCGCGTAACGCCATGCGCTTTGCTTCGTCGTAATCTTTCACCTCGTCAAAAATTGTACCAATCGCTTTCTTACCTTTTTTGCCGCCTTTTTTTGCCGCCATCATTATGGTGCGCGGAACGCCACCCACAATTGGCACTCCACTAAGACTTGCTAAAAACATACCAAGCTTGTCATCGTCACGACGCGCGCGCTCAAAATCGCGCAGCGCCAAGGCAGTGCCCACGCCGGGCGCAAAACCCGCGGCGACATCAATTCCAATGTCTGCTAAATCCGCATCGTCGCGGTTGTCCAGCGAAGCAAAAATTTCTGCCCGCCGGCGTAGCGCGTCAATGATGTACTGGTTTGCCATTGCCTAACGATTAAGCGTTGTACGGTTTCTTTGCAGTTTTTGCCGCGTCAGCAAAGTCTTGCTTTGTCGGCACGCCTTTTTCGCCAGGCTTACCCATGCGCTCGCCACTGCCTGCAGCAATGCGTTTGCGTTTGCGTAAGATGTCGACGTACAAACCCATTTTGTCGCTCATATGTTCACCATTTCTCTCTGTTGGCCCAACCCCTACGCAATTAACAACAGTTCTTCGTCTTCGCGGCGCAACCGCGCCATGCGCGCCTGCTCCTCGCGAACCATCACGGCCAGTGCAACTTGCGCACGATGCGCACGCACGGCGACTTGCCTCTTCTGCAATTCGCTTGTCACGATACGCGCGACTTGCTCTGCGCTGAACGCAGGCGGCACCGGGACATTGATAGTTTGTTTGGCGGTCACGACCGCAACGCCCTGCGTCTCTGCTTGCGCGGCCAACACCGTCGCCGCGGGCGCGTCGCTCACCGGGTCAATCGCCTCGCGGATTAGCTTGCGCAGTTCCTTGCGCTGCGTTACCTCGTCAAAAAATTCGCGCTGCTTCGGCTTCTTGTAGTCTTTGCCGTAGCCGCCGCGCTGCACGACCGTTTGCGTGCCACCCGTCGCCGCGAACGTGTCATTGCCGACCTCTTGCGCCGCCATGCTGCCGGCCACGCCCAACTCGCCCGTCGAGGCGAACGTGTCAGCGCCGACCTCGAGTGCAGACATCGTGCCTGCAATTTGTACGTCGCCTGTTGCCGCAAACGCGTCCGCGCCAACCTCGGTTGCCGTCATGGCGCCGTTGATGTCAGAGACAATGCCATCGGCCACGAACGAATCGCCGTTCGCGCCCGCAACCGGCCAACTCATCGCATCCCAATACACCTCGTCCCAGTTGCCGCCGGGGCCGGGTTCACACGCTTGAACGGTGCCGACAATGATTGTCATGTCAGGCGTGCGTGATCGTGGCTGAGTTCAAGGTTACGGTTTGCCCTGCCGTAAAGCTCACCGAATCCAAAACGATGTCGGCGCTAGAAGTAGCGACCGTCAAACCTGAGATGACTGTCGTGCCATTGCTATCTTTGATGACCGCCGCCTCGGCGGTGCCGGTGTTGTCGGCAGACGTGTCGGACTTTGGAAACCCTGAGAACGTCAGCACGCCGCCGGCTGCGGCGCCTGCGCACGGGTCATTGAGCGTAAACACCGCAAGCACCGTACCCATGCCACTTGTGCCAATCTGCAACGTGCCGGCTCCCGACCCGCCATCAATCTGCGCAGCGACTGCATCCATGCGCGCGTTCTTGGTCGCCGTTGAGTAGATGACCGACATGACTTACCTCACGATCTGCGGGATGCCGGGCACGATGGGCTCGTCGTCCACCTCGCGCACCTCAACAATGTTGCCCGCTTGGTCGCGAATCGGAATGCGCTTGCGGCGACGCGCCAACTGCGACACCAACTGCTGCATTTGCTCGCCGGCAGCGCGCTGGCCGTCTGCGCTCTGCTGCGCCAACTGGCCGACCGCGCCCGACAAATCCTGATATTGCGAGTTGTTGTTGCGCAGTTGCATCAACTGCATGATCTGGTCAAAGCGCGCATTCATCTGGTCAATGCGGCCTTGCATCTCAACCTTCTGCAATTCCATCGTTGCCTTGAGCGCCGCGACCTTCTCGTCGCTCTGCGTTTCCATCATCGCAATGCGCTCGTTTGATTTAATCTTCTCAGCCTCAATCAGCAGTTTCGGGTCAGGCTGCGGCTGCGGCGGGTTCTGCAACTGCTGATTCATCGCGCCGACCGCTTGATCCAAGATGCCTTCAATCTCGCCCGAGACGCGGAACTTGGAAACTGCCCACTGCATCAATCGCAGCAGATACGGGCCCGCGCCCGGCGTGCTTTGCGTCAACGGCACAACCTGTGACACAAACGCGCCAAGCCCCTGCATAAACTGCACGGCCGAGTCGCGCTCGGCTGCCCAGTCCATCGCCGCCATTGAGTCGGCCTCAACCGAGATGCGGTACTCGGCAAGCTGCTCGTCCTTGATCAATTGGATTGCCATGGGCGCAAACTGCGCGTCAGGCGTGCGCATAATGTTTGACCGCTGCGCAATGGTGTCAGGCTGCCAGTGCTTGCTGATGATCTCAGCCTTGATGCGCAGCGCCTGCGTCACCCACTCTGCGATATAAAACTGCAATAGCTGCACGCGAGTCGAGCCAAACTGCGCCTTGATCTGCTGCGCTGTTGCGGTTTCGCTCGCGCGTGACGATCCTCGCATTACATCAGAAATGCCAAGCACTTCGTAGATTTGCACCGTTTTGTCCTGCCGGTACTGACGCAAGCGTTCGATGCAATTGGTAATCTGGTCAATCGGCGCGAAATCGACCTTGCCACGCACGCCACCGTTCTCTGAGAACATGGCCCAGTTATCGACCGGGATCAACTGGTTCTCGGCGGCCTGCTGGAACATGCGACCGACCGAATCGCCCGCGCTCTTGTCGTACACGCCCGCGACCTTCGCGGCGCGCGTCAGCCAACAAATGCGCGTGTTGATTTCATCCAACTCGTTAAACTGATCCTCGGCAAAAATGTAATCCGCGCGCGGCATGAAGTTGCTCGAGGTCGCATTGGCAACGAGCGGCTTGGGGCACGGGAAAAAGTTGTCCAACCCGAGCGGGTCGTCTTTGACATCAAGAATGACATCAAACCCTTTTGCCAACCAATAAACGCGCTTGTCTTCCTTGTTCCAAATCTCAAACACTTGCGCCTTGGAAAACGGGTCGTTGCTCGGCTGGCTGTCGTTGTTGTCTTTTGGCTTGGTGTTGGTCAACGGCACAGCCTTGCCAATCTCCTCGCCAAAGCGCGCAACCAACTGGTCGCGCGTCATGTAGACGCGGCGCGCCACCCAGCGCACCTCATCAAACGTGCGCGCAGGCGAGTAGAAAAAATCCCGCCAGTAAATGTAATCGACGGGCGCGTCTTCGTTGACAATGCGCTCGTAAGTCGATGCCGGGACTAATTCCTCGCCGGTCAGCGGGTCAATTTGCGCGGGCACTTCCTCGAGCTGCGTCTCAACCTCGTAGCGCAGCCAGCACTGCCCCATGCCGACGATCAGCCAGTCCTCAATGCCTTGGCGTATCGCCGCATCCCAGGTCGAAACATTGTCGTCGAACGATTTATTGAGCAGTCGCTGCAGGATTTGCCCCGCCACGCGCGCCTGGTCATCTTCCGCGTCCAAAAACGAACGCGCCACAGACGCGCGTGGCGGGCGCGCATAGAGCAGCGACAACAGCACCCGCGTTGTTGACCAGAACAAATTGACGCGCGACTCGTTCTCTTGGAAGTCGTCACGCTTGTCGAGGTAGCGGCGCGTGATTCGGTCAGCCTTCTCTTGGAAAGGCTGCAGTTCTTTCTGTGCTGCCTCAAGTTCTGTTGACCAACGCTCGGCCATGCCGGTCGGAGTGTCGGCAAAGTCTCTCGTTGATTCGATCCGAGTGCTGATTGCGCTGCTCATCCAATTCGCCTCGATTGCTTGGGTCCACAATCCCACACGTCATTCAAGCAAAACTCGTAGTCCTGAACGCTACGCGTGGCGATACTAGCATCGCCCCTTGACAAATGGGAAGAAATCGGGGGTGCGGCTAGCGCCAGGTATCGGAAGGCGTCCGCGGCGTGCGAATGCTGGTCGTGCTTGGGCCGATTGCGGAAGGTCTGCGTGCGCTCGTCCCACTCGCGCATGTAGGCGCGCAAGTGCTCAAGCCCGTCGTACACCGCTTTCTCGTCGAACCAGCATTTTGGCAGCGTCAAACGCGCAGCCTCAATGCCATCCTGCAAGGACAACTCAGGCACCAACCGCGGGATGATGCCGGCGGTCAGGAACTGCTCGATGATCGACTTGCCCGTTTGGAGGCTTTTCGCTCTCGCGTCGTGCGGGAGCCAGACCGTGCCGATTTTGTAGGGCCGGGTTTTGACCCACTCAATGTAGTGCCCAATCGGCTGACCGTCATTCTCGTAGAAATCACAAATGCGGTAACCGCCCGGCACAGTCTGCCAACCCCACCACGAACAACTGTCCGTATAGCCCAAGTCCGCGACCAGATCGACCGCAACAGCGGAATCGCGCGGATGATCTCCCACCCTACCCTGTTCATACGCGTCTCCTATCAGTTTGGCAAAATACGCACCCGGCACGCTGGCATCGAACGACACCTCGTACTCAATGGCGTAGGTTTCCTCAGTCATCTGCGCCCGCGCGTCGCGCAATTCCTCCTCGGGCAGCACGCCTGTCTTGCTCGCCGGCAATTCGAGCAGCAAGTGCGTCGCGGGGTTCATCCGCGCCTCTTCGCGTAACTGCCAAAAAAAGTTCTTGCCCGCGGGCGTGCCCGCCCAGATACACGTCCCGCCCCCCCGATCTGACAACGCCGGGCGAATCACCGAGTACCAGGTCGAGGGGCGCATCTGGCCCACCTCGTCCATCACGCACGCGTCAAGGTAAATGCCGCGCAAACTGTCGGGGTTGTCAGCGCCGCCACAGTAAATTGTCGCAAAGTCGCCAGCGCGTGAGTTGCGTAGCGTGATCTTGAGCTCGCTTTCGTTCGGCGGCTTAACCCAGAGCGGCTTGGTCAGGTCTTTCAGGTACTGCCAGGCCACGCGCTTGCTCTGCTCGCGGAACGGGCTTAGATACGCCACTTGCGGCTTCTCGTACTCGCATTCGAGCGCGGAAATCACGAGGTCAGCGCACATAGCGACCGTCTTGCCAGCACGGCGGTGCGCGACAACGCACGCCCAGCGGGCGGTGCGGTTATGCAGCGGGGCAAAAATGTCGCGCGGACGGTAGGTGTTTATGTCCATTTTTTCTCAACACCTTCATTTTTTCATTCGCTAGAGGGGCAAAGGGAACCCCTACTGCTCGCCACCCCCCGCCTGCCGTTCGACAGGGGGTGGGGGGTCTGGAATTGGCGCCGCGGGCGCCTCGAGCGCGCTCCTCGGGTTGGAAACCCGAAGGTCTCCATCCTTTTCCATTGTAATATCAACAACTTGCGCGTCTGTCGCGTTTAATTGGGACGTAAATGTGCCGCGCGCCCGAATGTTGCGGGCGGTCAGCCAGGGCAGTTGCACTACTACGTTACCGTCAATCGACGCCTGCAACTGCGCCGGGATCACCCTGCCGACCAGGCCGGCAAAAATCTTGCGGTCCTCTACGCTGCCCTGCGCGCGTTCTATAAGCCAGCCGGCCAACCCTAGGGGGTGACAGCCCCCCGGCGCACAGGAGAGCTCTATCGCCTCCCTGATCGTTTTGGTGAGCTTCGTCGGCACGCCCTTCGGGCGGCCGGGGCCGGGCAACCCGGTCCCAATCCGCATAGGCGCCCCCTCCGTGGGGGCCGGCGGGGCGTTTAGCCCCGTTATTGAATCAGCCAGCGTTTGCATCTGTTGCGAGATTCGCACAACGGAATCGCAGGCGCAACGGGTTGCGCTAGACCGCGACGATCTGCGCCGAAGGACGCATTGGCGCAGATCCGCGCGCATGGGCGCATGGGCCTGGCCCTGCTCTAGTCACAAAGTTTGCGAACTTTGCGACTGCGATTACCTACCCTTCTTGCGCCCGCACTCGAGTGCGAGCGCACGCGGGCGAGTGCGCTCGCACTCCCCCATACCCCCTAGAGCGCGTGCGCGCGCGCCTCTGGGGCGCTGCGCGGCGCTTTGCGCCTACAGTGCGCCAGCAAGTGCGAGCGCAGTGCGAGCGCGCGAGCGCAACTTTGTTGCAGCCCGCTCTGCCCTGTCCGCTGCATGGTCGCGTACTGATTTACCTCGCTTATTGTGTGGTGAGGTATTGTCAACATTTAGCTTAGAGCACTATGATGTGCCTACCCCAGCGCATTGCTGGGCAAAGCAGAGGGAAACGAAATGACCCAGTTCAACGCAGTCGAGTTTGCAAAAGTATCTGCCGCTACGGCGTTAGATCAAATTAACGCCTATGAGTCGAAGTCGGACGCTGTGTGGTCCCACTTTGAGAACTTGCGTAGCACGATGGAAGAAAACGGCGTGACCGGCCAATACATCATCCAAGAAGCCGAGGAAACTTATTGGAAGCTGGTTGGTGGCGTACCGGAGGCCGCATGAACGCCATCAAGACCTATACCAACCCGCGCACGAACAAGACCGTGGAGGAGCAACAATGAAATTTAGAGACTTCATCAAACAATTGGATGCACTCTTGGCGGTGCGCTACGGGCGTCAGCCTTTCGCCGCGACCGGCGCGGTAGACACACTCTCTGTAAGAGCGTTAGTGAACGCTGGCGTGCACCGCGACGACATTCGTGAATGCTGGGAGGCTGGCTGCACGCCGGCCCAAGCTGCCGCGCTGCTGGTGGGTGACCACTCGAATCCAGCGCTGGACAACACTTGGACAGACGAAAACGACAACATTCGGTTCTGGAGAGAATGAATATGAGTGACCTCACTTTAACTTGGAAACATCTTTCTCAATTTGGAAAATCTGACAATGGAAACCGTTGGTATCCAGACGACCGGGCACCAGTGTTCGTGCACAAATGGGTGGCGCGTTATCGCGCTCCATCGCGAGCATGGCCGTCGTCTTACGCACGGGCTTTGTTTACGCGCAAGTTCGTGGAACACGCTCTGGCAATTGACCCAGCTTGGACAGCGACAATACTGAACGAGTCGAAAAACAATGCGGACGAGGTGCAATCGTGAACGAGATCGAATACGAAAAGATGCAAGAGTCTGCTGCCATTGGGCAAGCGTTGTCGGAGTGCGTGAACGCAATCATGGCAGAGTTCGACGCAACAACGCTTTATGGCTTGCAGCGCGGCGCGTACAAGTTCACCGATTGCGGGCCGTCGGTGGGGTTTCAACTGTTTGACGGTTCGCACATTTGGAACGGCGACGACCGCGCCAGAGACCTGTCATGGGTCTCTCATGTTCAAGACATTTGTATCTCAAGCATCGTCGAGGGTTCCGATGCTGAAGTGCAGAAAGTTTGGCTAAACCTTTTGGGCATTGCTGACGGCAGCGACCGCATCTGCGACCAGTATCCCGAGGAAACTGTCGGGCAGTTGGCCGTGCGCCGTTGGGATCACGTTTTGGGAGTCGTCAACGACGAGGCTTGCACGTTGTGGCATGAAGCGAACGACGAGTGGGATGAAGCGGACGACGAGGAGGTGCAATCGTGAGCCGCGTAACAGATAAACAGGTTGACGCACTTGTCAGCGCAGTAGCAGCCGAAACGATGCGGCTGTTGGCTACCCCTAACTCAATAAACCTACCCGAGGATGTTCGCCTTTCGATGGCTGTTGTGATGGCCTACGAAAAGTTTTGCTTGATGGGTTCCGAGGAGTTAGATGTCGCTGTAGCGCATGAACTCGTAAAAAAGAATGAGGTGCAATTGTGAGCCTCATCACCCGCGATTCTCGCAACGCGACGCAGGCCGGCGCCCCGGCCTTGAAAATCCAGCGCCGGCTATTGCTGTCGGATGGCGAAGCGTCAGGGGCGGGCGTCGAGTGGCATCACCTCGCTGGCGACTGCCTGGGCTTCTATCCTAAAAGCCACGAAGAGGTGGCGCGGGTCGCCGCGCTGATCGACCGCTGCACTGCTCGGGAGCTCGACAAGAAAAACAACGCGTTAGGAATTAAGTCTAAGGCTGCAGCGTGGCGTTACATTGAAGCGCAGCGCGAAAAACACCTGGGCAGCGAGGACAAGGGGCTCGGCGCCGTGCGTATAAAGTACGGGAAGTTTGGGCCGTTCGTGCCGGCGTTTGGTGACCCCGACGCCGTGTACTTTTTTCAAAGCTTGGAAGAAAAAAACAGCATCACTAAGTTTCTCAAAATCTAAGAGGGTAAGACGATGGGTTCACGACATTTTTGGATCGAATCAGGTCCCCGCGGGGAAGCTTGGACGCGGGCTGCGACCGAGCAGTACATTAATCAGGTGATTGCAGAGCAGTTGCACAGTAAAAAGACAGCGAACGCGGACCGTTGCCGTCGATATCGGCAGCGAAAAAAAGCGCGGCAGGTGCAACCATGAAAGCCCCCCGTAACGCAAAGGATGCCGTCACGCTGGCCCTGCTGCTGGGCCTGACCGCGCCGACTGACGCGCAAGCGGACACCGTGGCCGCGCTCGCGGAATCGCTTGCGGTCAATTTGTCCGAGCGCGACATTAAAAACTGCAAGCGCCGCGCGTTGCAACGCTTCCGAGCGTCGCGCGGGAACGTCGCGAAGGTTGCTTTTCAGACTGCATGATGCGATTTTTACCCCACGGTCGGCAAACCACAATGAGGTAAGTTATGTGGACAGCCCTTTTTGAGCTGATGGCGTTGGCATCGTTGGTCTCAGCACTGGCCCTGCTAGGCTGGCTAGCTTGGGAGGTGTTCTTGCGCCCCCCGCGCTGCCGCGGTGCCCGCTTTGAGCCTGACCCGCGCGCCCTGCGCAAGCTGCAGGCAAAGCGTCGCCTGGCGCTGCGTCGTCTTGGCGACCGCTGGGTGCTGCACTCAAGTCGGCCGCCGGTCAAATGGGGCGTTGAGCGTGACTGAGCTCGACCGCGCACGCGAAGAGAACATTCGCTTGCGGCGCCTGCAGGGTGAGCTTTTGGTTCGGATTGCAGAGCTCGAGAGCGAGGTCGAGCGAGTGCGCCTGTTGCTGCAGAACGCGATCAGCGCCGAGGCGGCCGTGCCGCATTGGCTGAGAGAGCATTAGCCCCTGCCCTGCGCGGGGGTTGTTGAGCATTTCGCAATGCGTTATGTTTCCGTCTGCGCCGGCATTGAAGCTGCGACCGTCGCCTGGCACCACTTGGGTTGGGAGCCGGCATGGTTCAGTGAGATTGAGCCTTTCCCGTCGGCCGTGCTCGCGCACCATTACCCCAAAGTAAAAAACTTGGGCGACATGACGAGGTTTGAGACTTGGCCCGATGCAACAGTTGAGCTTATTTGCGCCGGCACCCCTTGTCAGTCGTTCAGCGTCGCGGGCCTCCGTCAGGGGCTTGCCGACCCACGAGGCAACCTCATGCTCACGTTTCTTGCAATCGCTCAGCGTTACCGGCCTCGATGGATTGTCTGGGAAAACGTCCCCGGCGTCTTGTCATCAAACGGAGGACGGGATTTTGGCACCTTCCTCGGGGCGCTGGGGGAGCTGGGGTATGGGTGGGCCTACAGAGTGCTGGACGCTCAATGGTTCGGAGTGGCCCAGCGCCGCCGCCGTGTGTTCGTTGTCGGATGTCTTGGAGACTGGCAACGTGCCGCCCAGGTTCTTTTTGAGCGGGAAAGCGTGCGCCGGGATTCTGCGCCGAGCAGAGAAAAGGGGCAAGAAGTTGCCGGAACCTTTAAGGCTCGCGCTAACAGCGGTGGTTGGTGCCAGGACGTAGACCTCGCGGCGGGTGGGCATATGCGCCCAATGGCTGCCCGAATGGCATCATTTTGGGACGGCAGCGACGTAGCGGCGACCTTAACGAAACAAAACGCAAACGGCGCGCAGCGTATGCCAGACAAAGAGAATTTCGGCGCGGTGCTTCAAGCCGTCGCCTTTGATGAGTGCGCTAACAGGGTCACTCATTCTTTGCGCGGCGAAGGGTTTGATGCGAGCGAGGACGGGACGGGACGCAGCACGCCGGTAGTGCCTATTACTTTTGGCGCACAAATGTCAGCACCGCAGACCGACGTGGACATGGTGCAGACGTTGCAGGCGAAGAATCCGATGGCGGTAATGCAGCCCCTCGCCGGAACGCTCGGCAATCGCGGCCTTCGGTCGCACACTGAGTTGGACGGGCATGGTGCTTATATTCCCGTCGCCCAGCCGGTGGCGTTCTCCAATGTCGGTGCGACTTTGAAAGGCGGCAGCGGTGAGCGGGGTTACCCAGACCCATCGGACGGCAACGGGCACAATCTGGTCGCCCAGCCAATCCCGATTGACACAATGAATCATTTAGGTCGCGGTGATGATCATTCATTTGGTGATTTCCAACCGGGCGGCCCTAGTTACACGCTAACGAAAGGTCACAGTCATGCCGTCGCGCAGCCGGTGGCCCCATCTCTTACCGCCTCCAACGACCCAAGCCGCAGTCCGCAGTCAAGCGAGGTGACGCAACAAGTCACAGCAGTCCATAGCGCGATCATGCAAGTGCGCCGCCTCACCCCCGTCGAGTGCGAACGCTTGCAAGGGTTCCCCGACAATTACACCAACATCCCGTGGCGCAAGAAAGACGAAAGCCCGGATGGCCCTCGCTACAAAGCTTTGGGCAACTCAATGGCCGTGCCCGTGATGCGGTGGATCGGTGAGCGCATTGCAAAGGTGGATGCATGACGCTCTACACCCACGCGGGCGCGCTCATCACGCACCAATACTGTTGGATTGAGCCCAACGCAATCGGAGCGCATGGCTGGCTGCGCGCCGTATGGTTTGGGCTGACCTGTTTTCCAGGCCGCGCCTTCGGCTGTCACACGCTTCTCGAGAATGGCGCAATTTATCGCAACGTTCCGTTTCACCAACTCTCTGCCGTGAAGGACGCACCGCCATGGAGTGCTTCGCAGGCGCAGACGTGGGACGCGTATGGATACGACTTTTCGCTGATCGAGTATCCGTTCCTCGCCAACATGAACTCACGCGTCAAGTTGCAGGACGGCAGCGAGCACGACGGCCACTACCTCTTCACGCTGGTGCCCATTGGCGACGCCTTCAGCGCAGCTCCCGAGCAGAGCAAAGAATTCTATTTTGTGCAGCTCGACAACGGCCGCTATACGAGTCAGCCGACCAATCAAGTGCTGATTGAGGACAAGAGCTTTGTTGACAAGCTCGAGTGGCCCACCTTTTTGAAACGCCAGCGGGGCTGGCACAGCGCGGAGGACGGCGAATGAAACGGCAAACAAAAAGAGAGTTTATGAGAGAGCTTGAATTAACGCTTCGGTTTTTTCATCCATCACCTTCTGCAACGACGCTTCTAAACATTTGGCGCGAGCTTGAGGAGTTGCGTTACAAGAACCAAGAACATTTGATAACGATCAGAGGTTTGCAAGACACGATTGTGGGTCTCGAAAAAATCAATGAAACACTGCACCAAGCGTTAGAGCGGAGCATTCAAAATGATAGTGACCGACAAAGACAGCCCACCGGGGAGCTGGCAACGAGAGTGGGATCGACGCGCACATCCGGTCGAAGAATATCGCCAAGAGATTCGCGAACTCCGCGACAGAATCGCAAGCTATCTACGACGAATTGAAGAGCTCGAAAGCGAGAACGCGCTGCTGCGCGCGAGCGCGGGGCGTTGCGGGATCGACGTTTAGCCTTCACCTAGCAAGCGATTGCCTGCGGGCGCGACGACAAGCTGCTCACGCGTCTTGCGGTCGCGCGCAATCTCACGCACGGTGAGCAACTCATCCAAACGCATGAGGGTGAGTTCGTTGAAAAACGCACGCCGGTCTGGAATGACTTTTTGACACGCCTTAAACGCGTCGCTCGCCCCGCGGGCGTACTCGCTGGGGCTGATGTAGATGCCGCGCTGCTCTGCAGTAAGCAGGATTTTTAGAATCTCAACGCGTTTACGATCCCGCAACAAATTGCGCGCGAAAGCGGTGCTCGCGACTTGTCCGAAACGTCTAAACACCTTGGCAGCAGCGTCGAACTCGAGCTCGATCTTGTCCTGCAACGCGCCAAAGTTGCACTTTTCGTGTCGCAGGCTCACCGACCCGTCGCCCCGCGTCATCGCCCAGCGACTGCGTGCGCTGTTGTTCCAGGCGGTCGAGCCTGAGAACGTCGTGTTGCTGTCCTTCGCCTCGCCAAAGCGCACCGATTGCTTATCGACGTGTGCCAGCAGCAGCATTGCGGCGCCTGATTGCAGTGCGATAGCGTTTAAGCAGCGCATAAAGCCACGTACCTCGGCGCGGTCGTTCTCGTTGGCGTTAAACACGTCGGAGGCGTTATCGACAATGACGACCTCGGCCGCGTGTTCTTTCACCGCATTCGCAAGCCACTGCATCTGCTCGGTCGGCAATCCGTTTCGCCACAGCACGCACTCATGCTGCGTCAAATCGAAGGCAACTAAGCGCCCCGCAAGGTCAGTCAACGCCGCGCCTGTGTCTGCCAAGATATTGCTGACGCGGAAATGCACCGTGCGCTCGCTGTCCTCTGCAGACACGACGAGCACCTTGCACGCCTCGACGGCCTCGCCCAAAAAAGGTCGGCCGAGCGCCAGGCTTACAGCCAACTGCAGCGATAGGTTGCTCTTTCCAACGCCGCCGTTGGCACTCAGCAGCGTCGTCGTGCGCGCAGGCAGCCACCCTGCCCAGCGGAACGGCGCCGCCTCGGGCGCGCTGGCGGCGAGTGCCGCCCAGTCCATTGGCGCGAGGGCCGCGCTGGCCTCGACGGGCTGAGGACTGCCGAGGTTGATCGTGACGGGTGCGACCGGCTCCGGTCGGAACCGCTCGGCACCCTGCACCATGCGCGGAATCTCTGCATACCGCGCCTGCCAACGCTCAAGCTCGCCGGGTTCGCTCGGCCGCGCTGCGTCCATGAGGCCACGCAAGTGGGTTACGACGGCCCCGCCCGCGGCCCCGGCCGCGACGAGCTTGGCTGAAAGTTTCATCAGCGGGTCGTGATACGACTCGCCGGTCAGAATGCGGCGCAAGAGTTCAGCGTTCTCGGCATCCGGCGGCACGTCTTTGACGCTCTGCGTGACGCGCGAGACGCGCGTGCGTACCGCGTCCAGGTCGATCCCAAACACGCCAAGCGCGTCCGCAAGACTCAGCCGATGCTCTGGCCGCCACTCGCGCAAGCTGACGGGGTAGTTATGCCCGCCTTTTCCGTTTACGCCCGCTGGCAGCCGGCAGTAGCGCACCGAGTTGTTGCCGCTCGAGTCTGCGCGGACAAGCTGCGCGTCGGCCATTGTCTGCATGACCGCATCGACGAGCCCTGCGTCACACGCGTTGGCGTCGTCTGGGTCAAGCAATACCCCAATCTGATGATTGCCGGGGCTCGTCTCAATGATGAACGACGGCGTACCGTTTAGCTCAGAAGGGTCGGCGTCATCCGCGACCAGCGCCGCGAGCGCGGCAAAGTTGTGCTTGGAGCGCCGCGGCCGCTCGCCGTTCAGTTTAAGCCGCGCGACAGAGTAATAGGTATTTTGTTCTGCGCGGCGGTCCACCATCAAACGCGCATTCGGGGTGCCAACGTAAAGCTGCCCTGCCCACGCGTCTGGCCCGACGGCGTTGGGGTCGCCTGCGAAACACGCAATCCAACCGTGGCCGCCCTCCCCGAGCGGGCCATACAGCGCCTCGAGGAACTCGGAATTACTGACCATCCGAGCCCCGGCTTACTTCAATTTGGCAAGGTCGTGAAGCGTCAGTGTAACCCTTTGTTTCTCCGCAAGTTTTAATAAAGCCGGCCAGTGACGCTGAGGGACGTGCCCGTCGGTGCCGCGTTTCCTCGACGGCATCATCCACCGGCTGACCGCGCTCGGGCTGATTTTTAAGGCACGCGCTAAAGCGCGGACACCGCCGAATTTCTCGACAATTTCACGCGCTGGGGATAGTTGTTTAGACATTTTTTCTCTCGAGGGTTGCAAGACGCGCCCGAAGGTGCTTCAATGTTGTGGAGTTGTCAACATCTGGTTGCGAAAACACAGGGGGGTGCAGCGAAAATGACTGCAGAAAAACTCGCTTCGGATTGGCTATCCGCGAAGCGGCAAGAACTTGAAGCCATGAATCGCCGCCTGCAAATCGAGGCTGACATTTTGAAGTTGATGCCCGCCAAAGAGGAAGGATCAAGCTCAACGATCCTGCAAAACGGGTGGCGTATCAAGACCACAGGCAAACTGAGTTACCGCGCGGAGATCGACCGGCTGCTCGAGTTGTGCGCGGCGTGGCCGG